GTACCAGTAGCACCTGTGGCTGATACGCCGGTGGGGAGTACTAGTGCAGTACCTGTGACCGTGGCTGTACCAGTAGCACCAGTGGCTCCTACGCCCGTAGGCAGTACTAGTGCCGTACCTGTAACGGTAGCAGCTCCTAATGCGCCAGTAGCAGAAACCCCGGTGGGGAGTACGGTCTCATTTTCTACCGCAACCGCAATAACTGTGCCTACAGCACCTGTGGCTGATACGCCGGTCAGGCTGAGTTGCGCTGAGCCTGTGGCGGTAACTGTACCAGTAGCACCTGTGGCTGATACGCCAGTAGGCAATACCGTGGCGTTCTCTATCGCCGTTACAGTGACGCTGCCTAATGCACCTGTTGCTGATGCCCCAGTAGGCAGTACCGTGACATTCTCTATTGCCGTTACAGTGACGCTGCCTGTAGCACCTGTGGCTGATACGCCAGTAGGCAGTACTACTATGTTCTGTATGGCCGTTACAGTGACGCTGCCCGTAGCACCTGTGGCTGACAAGCCTGTTTCTGGTACCGTTGCTGCGCCGGTTACGCTGACTGAGCCTAGCGCACTGGTGGCTGATACGCCGGTAGGGAATACGGTTACCGGTACCGCTAGTGCGCCGTTCCAAGGGCCCGAGCCCCACGCGCCGCGGCTCCAGCCAGACTGCGTAGTGTTTTCCCCGGTTACTGTAGGAGTCCCAAGTTGGGACTGGCCTTGCACGCCAACAGGCACTACAGAGATATTGCTTGTGGTAGTTACGCTGACACTACCTACGGCGCTAGTTCCCAGCACCCCTGAAGGGGTTGTGGTAGCCCCGATAGCTACACTTTCTGCGCCTAGCGCGGAAGTACCCGATACTCCCGTAGGAAGAACTGTTACATCTACCGGAGTAACCCCCGAGGGGGTTAAGACAAGTGTATGGCCGCGCCAGTAGTCGCTACCGCCCCCGCCAAATACCCCGGGGTCTTCCGTGCCCGTGCTAGCGACCGTGCGATACGCCCCCGCTAGGGACGAGGTTGTCGAGCCGCCAGCGGTAGTAAACGCTAGGGTGTACCCCGATGGCGGGGTCATCGTTACACTGTCGTCATCCAACTGACCAATAGCTACTACCCAGTCTCCCGCCGTTACCGAAACACTTGGCGGGTTAGGCATACCAGCAGAGTTGCTATTTTGCGCGAAGCTGGTATAGCTGACGTCGCGGAATACCATGATACCCGCGGAGATATCCCCAGCAGTACCGTTCTGGAATACTATGTTCGACTCAGAGCCTGTCGCGGTTGCGTAGCCCGTCCAGCTACCTAAAGTAGCGCTGGAATTGTATAGTTCAGTGTACCCGGAAGGGTACAGAGGGCCGCCCGCGGTGTTGTCCGAGCAGAAGGTGGCGATAATGAGGTCGCCAGCGGCGATACTAATCCCGCTGACATCTACCGTTATAGATGAATTGCCGCTACTAGAATTTTGGTTCCATGCGCTGCCTACAAAAGACGCCACGACTTACCCCTCCACAAACGTATTAGGGTAAGTCGTTACGAACTCCGGATCATAGGGCACATCACGCCCCAATTAAGCGATACGGAGAATGGCGTTTGAAGCGTCCGCGGTTGGGAACTGGATAGTGAAGTCACCGGCGGTAGAAGTTTTGTCCGAACCGAAGTCCAGAACTGCTACAGCTTTGTTGGCATCACTAGAGTTGTAGATCAACGCTCCACGAGCAGTAATTGTTGCCGAAGACCAAGTAGTGTCCGCAAAATCTACGTAGGCAGTGGTGCCTGAAGAGGTTGGGGTTACGTTGGTCAGGGTGTTACCGCCAGCGGTGTATCCGGTGCCCGATACTTCGTTAGTTGCGCTGTACGCAGTAGTAGCCGCGCTCAGAGTAGCTGACGAAGTGTACAGCGCGATCTTGTATACATCGCCAGTACCATTAGTAAAATTGTGTTGCCCCTGCAAGAGTTGAACCTTGAAAGAGGTACACATTGCTTGTGTAATTGCCATTAGTTAGTCTCCTATACGACCTTAGTTCGTGGCTGACCCGAGCGGTAGGTATCCTCACGGAGTTTCCCATCGCCGAGATTCTTCAGTAGTGTAACAGCTTGTACGTACAATTTCTCATACATAGCAGCCAAGTCTGCTTCACCTTTCATAAACCGGATTGCCTGCACTAGCGCCCCGTTCAACAACGCAGAGTCAAACTCATCGCCAAGCCATGTGGTTCCGGCGGTTACGATTGACTCTGGGTAGTATCCATAATGAAGCTCAACTTCGTACGAGGCGTCTGGAGTCGGCCCCACGATAAAGCTGTCTTCGTCAAAATAGGCGTAATGCTTAGGCAAGGACACGCTATTCGGGTTCGGGTAGGCTTCTCGCAAGAAGTTCACATCCTTGTTTAGCAAGTAGTGATATACCCCCGACCCATCAACCACGGCCAAGCTGTACGAATATAAAAAGTCTGAAGGCGCGCTAAGATACTTGTTACCAGACGTCAGTGTCCCGGTAACATTCTTGCGCAACGCAGGGATCTGAACAGTGTTGTAGATAGTCTGCTCAGCCTGCTGGGTGAACATCGCAAGCTCATCGTCTGAGAACGTGTTCTCGCAGATGTCCTGTATGTTAGCCTTCAGCTCAGTGTAGTTCATGTCTTACGCCATCGGCCCGTTAGCGTACAAGCCTTTAGTCGCTGCGCCAGTGCCGCGTACTTTTACTTTGCCGCCTTTGGCCATTTTCTTCATATCTTTCTTGCTATCGCAAGACGATTTACCCATTTTCTTACGCATGTCTCACTCCTATGGTGTTGCCACCGTTACTGTACCAATAAATCCAGTGCCGACCGCAGGGCGTACTGGGATAATCTGTGCCCGACTCTGCGCGTACTCTGCGTTGTCTGGGCGGGGGTTACGGATCGCTTGCGGATCGTCAACCGGATATTCCCCTAACCTAAGCTGCGGGTGGTCGTAGTCCCAACACTCCCGGCAGGCTTTTACATTCGTGTCACGGCCTTTTACGTAGAGGTTCTTTAGCTCCGAGAGCTTGTAGTCGAACCCGCACACGTCGCATATCGCACGTGCCTTCCTTGCCGAAGCAAACCTTGTAGCCATATTACACCCGCATCATGCGAGGAACAAACCGGAAGGGCGTTTTCTCTCTATCCTCCGCAGCAGCTAGGGCGAATTGCTCTTCGTACTCCGCCTTTAGCATCGGTATTCGTTCCGCAAGCTCCGGCACCTTCATGGCGATGTAGTAGGCTAGGCCAGCTACAAGGCACGGGAAGAACCGGAAGTTCATGTCCGCTGTATTCATACCGTCGCCGGCATCTTCAATCCTACGCATACGCCAATAAGATAGCACGTAGTTATTGCTGTCCGGTACGGGCCACACAATGACTTTGGGAGCGTCTCGCAGGCGCTCGATGTACATCTGGATTGGGCGCCCTTGGGTCAACTTGTTAGGGATAGACGCGTAGGTGCTTACACTGATACGGCTAATGGTCAGGTCTTGTTGAGTAGACGCGTTACCCGAACCCGTACGAATCTGGTGCTCCAGCAGGTCAATCGTATCCGCTGGTAGCGTATACTCTGACGTGCCCTGCACAAGACTGATCGTGCCGTCGTCAATAGTCCACATGTTTATGCCGCGGTTCTGCCACTCGATAGTCATCAAGTTCATGGAGCGGCGAGCGGTTCTCAAGTCGTATCCAGAACGCATTTCTCGCCCGGCACGCTCCCACGCTTCCTCGGCAATCTCCGTGAAGTCCATGTTGAACGCTGTAGTGCCTGACGTAGCCATTACTTTTTCCTTTTAAGCGGTGTTACGCGCTTGGGCTTGCCCGCGGGCTGCCCTAATTTCTTCTTCTGAGCGATGCGACTCTTCTTCTCTGCCGCAGTCATCTCGGAAGCCGTCTTAGGCGTCTTACTGGACACCCGTTTAGTTGGGCGACAGTACGGTGTACCGCGCTTCTCGCCCTCTCCGCGCCCACAAGCCTTGCCTGTGCGCACGTCTTTCCAGTCTTCCTTAAACCACCGCTTTAGGGACGCGCCCTTCGCGGTTTTTCGTACCGCCATTATTTACCTGCCTTGGCCTTACGACACTTAGCTATGGCCCCAGAGGCATACGCGGAAGGGAAGACCTTGTACTGGCTCTTCACTTTTCGGTAGCAGTCATCTTTGACTGTACCGCCTTCTTTGTACGCCTTGGAGGCCTTACGGTAATAGCAGCGCATCAGACCATCTTGCAGGGACGTACGCCTTTCTTGGCACAGCCAGCACCGCGAACTTTACCGCCCTTCGCGTACTTCTTCATGCCGCCACAAGCCATACCACCTTTGGCCATTTTCTTCATGCCTTTCATATCTTTCATGTTTTTCGCCTCTTTGGCTTTGTAAGATTCACGGAGTTTATCGTTGGCAGCGAAACGCTTCTGCACAACTTCGTCGGTCTCAACGCTTGCGTCTGGGGCTAACGCCGCAGGCATGTCGTTGTCACTATACATGTCTGCCTCGCGGAGCTTTATCTCTGCGGGGGTCATGCCTTTAGTCAAGTTACTGCGGCTAATAGCCATATACGGTCACCATTTTTCACGGTCAGCCCAGTAGGCCGCACTCATTTTACCTTTTTTGATGTTTCTAGCGTGGCGAGCTTTGAAAGATGCGCGCTTTTTCTTCATGCGCTCGGACTCTCCAGCCTTGGGCTTACCAGCGGTGCTAGCACCCTGTTCGCCAAAGCGGATAACCTTTTCTTTACCGCCCTCACACGCCTTAACAACGTGGGATTTTTTCGGGTGGCCCGGCGTGCGTTTAGGCTTGTTGCACGCCATCTTACCCTTATCTACACGGCCGCCTGCTGCATAGTATCTGCGCATGACTAATCAGCTGTAGAATACGGTCAGTGCTGAGATGTTGGTCAGAGTAGACACGTAGACATCAGACGCACAGCGGATGCCGTAGTCAGGGATGTTTACAGAGTGCGAGTCTGAAGCCAAGAAATCTAAATCGAGCACTGTGCTGCCACCGTCCGCATCAGTAATAGTCAGGCGTCCAGCCCCACCACTTGTGGTGAGTACTTGGATCTGACGGATGCGCGCCGGGCCAACAGCGAGTGAGCCAGTAGCGGTCACTCGTTTGGTTCTGATATCTGAACTAGACATTAGTCTCTCCTCTAGTTAGTTCTAGGGATTAACCTGCCGATACAGTCAGAACGCCGCTATTGCTCCAGAGCTGGCCGGCAACTGACGGATCAGAAGTAGGCAGGTCAGAGATAATAACAGTAGTGCCGTCGATAGTTACAGCGCCGGTAGTAGTCAAAGTGGTGGCCGATACTGCAGCAGGAGTGTTACCGCCTACAGCGCCGTCAAAGCCATTAGTTGATACTACTGGGCCTGAAAAAGTAGTTTGTGCCATTTGAAACCTCACATGCGAGTTGAGGGGAGTCTGTCTGCATGTCGTCAGCCGGGTACTGTCAGACACCCCAATAAGTTATCCCGTAAACGTATTTGTACACACTTCACAGCAATAAGTCAACAGCAATAAGCCGACGGCACAAAAAAGGGGAGCCGAAGCTCCCCTTGGGTAGATGCCTAATTAGGCACCCGGGCTTCCGAAGACACCCAGCGGGTCAGATACGCCGAAGCTGTATCGCTCGCGAGCCTTGTAGCGGCTGTTGCCAGTATCGAAGTCTGCATCCATAGAAGTAGACATCGGGGTACGGACAAAGTGCTTCAGGCCGTTCGGTACGTCGGTCATCAGGAACCAAGCATTGGTATCCGTCAGGTAGTGGTTAATGGCGTACCCTTCCGGGATTGAGCCATTGGTGCGCAGGGCGTTGAGATCGTTGTCAGCGGTGCCTACACGACCCTCAGTATCCAGCAAGCGAGTAGCAACGAATTGCAGAGCTGACGGGATGATGAGTTTCTTGGGCTGAGCTGCGATCAACAGGCCACGCTCGTCAGTCCACTGGCTGATCTGAATAACGGCGGCTTCCAGAGAAGTCTCGTTAAGGTCAGCAGCAACAGCCGGACGGTTCGAGTTTACGCCGCCAGAAACAAGCGGGTGGTCAGTAGCACACAATACTTTGCCGTCACCGTAAGTGGTGCCAGAGAAAGCGTTGTTCAGTACTGAAGCAGCCTTAACTTGCTTGGTGTACGCCATGGCACGAGCCAGCGCTTTGGTATAACGAGCAGACAGTGAGTCATACAGGTTATCTTCGATGGCTTCTTCAGTGATGCTGAAGCCCATAGCGATGGTTTCGTGAGTGTAGCGTGCAGACCATGCTTCTTGCGCGTTGTCGTATTCGATGGCAGAGCCTTCGTTTTTGACGGGAGCGGCAGAGAAGCCTGACAGCTTGGTTTCTTCTTCAAAAGAACGCTCAGAGCTTTCGGTCTCGAAAATCTCTTTGTGCTCTTCACCATACTTCGCATACTCCAAACCGAACAGAGCGTTAAGTCCGGGTAAGAGTTCCTTGAGTAGCTGGGCGCGTGAAATTGCCATTGTGCGTTACTCCTTATACGCCGGTGGTGTTGTTAAACTGATGACCTGCGTTCCATTTAACGAGGGCTTCAGTGTAACCACCAGATGAGTTTTTGGTCTCTTCTACGAGGCTAACAATGCGCAAGGGCAGGGTGTTAGTGGTAGCAGAAGTGTCCGAGATACCGATGGTAGAGTTACCGGTAGCAGTGTTGCCGACAGTCTCAGGAGTAATCATGGCAACGTTAGCGCCAATGTCAGTCTGAGCCAGATCGCCAATTACTGCGGCAGCACCGCCAGCAGAGGACAAGACAGCAACTTTGAAAAGGATGTCAGTACCGTCAGCAACGACAGCTTCAATGTCTGAAGCTACAGTGCCGGCGGGGTAGTACTGGCTGAACACCTTGTAACCAAGGGTCGGGTCAGTGTACGAACATCCCATAAATACACCAATCGGAGTCATCGCTGCATCAGCAGTGTCTAACTCGACGGTTCCACCGGTTACCAGCTTGACAGCATCGCCATTGAAGATGCTAGAAGCGTAGCCGCTAGCGATCTTGTAGTTGCGAGTAACGCCCACGAAGGGGACGCCGCTAAGCAGTTTAACCGGAACTAGGCCGTAAGGGCCGTTAACAGCGGGGTAAGCCATGTTAAGCTCCTA